AACAGTGCTGTCCGCTTGTCCTCGCGGGTGCCGGGTCGGTCAGTATAGCGCGGGACGTAGCTTTCCATTTGGCCTTCAAGCTGCTCGCGGTTATACGCCGCGCCGGTTGCCAATGTCAGAAGCGCGTCAATCATTTCGCGTTGCGCCGCCGTTACGCGCTGCCGTTCTTCGCTGCGGACAAAATTCGGGTCCACAAATAGGCTCGTAAACGCTTCGATCTCCCCCGGCGCCGTTGCCTCTGGGCTCTGCTTAGTTGCGGCGGCAATACGTTTTGCGGCGTCAAGCGCGCGGCCAGCATTGTAACCCGCAAGGCGCTCGCTTTCTGTAGCAGCGGTGCCGCCTGCGGCAGCAGCAGGTTTTCCGGCCTTCGGTAACATGCCAATCTCATTGCCCGCTGCGTCATACATGCGGACGTTGCCTTCCGCGTCTGTTTCGCGGAACGATACTTTTGGCTGATTTGCGGCCGCAGCCTCCCGCGCCGCATTGGCGCGCGACACTTCCAACTGCCCGCGCTGAATTTCGGCGTTGATACGCTGAATTTCCGTCGGGATGCGGTCGAACAGCGTGCGGCCCGCTTCGCTGCCCGCGAGCCCTGCCTCCAGCGCCGACAGGCGCAAGTCATCGGACGGCATGGCCATCAGCTTGTCGAACTGCCCCTTGACGGCGGTTTGAATTTCTGGCGACAAGAGGTTATATCCCGCAGTAATGGCCTCCTTGGTGCCGCCGCCCTTAAACGCGGTGGCGTAGGCGGGCGCCAGCGCGTCCACCAGCGCCGCTGCCTGCTCCTTCTGAGCCGCTTGCGCCTGTGCAGCGCGCTGCTGCTCAATGGCGTAGATGTTCTCCATGCCCGCCGTGCGCGTCTGCATCATGGCGTTCACGTCCGGCAGGCGCGGCTGCGCCATCTGGTTGCCAGAGAGGATGATGTTCGGGTCAATAGGCATGGGTCACCTCAGTAAACGCCGCCGATCATGTTCGGATTCATAGGTGCATTGATGGCGCTAAGATAGTTCTGGTACGGTTGCGCCGCCTGATACTGGCCGTAGGCGCCCGCAGCGTCTGACGCCAGTCCTGAGATGCTGCCCAGCGTGTTGGTAAACGCATTGGCTTGGCCCATGATGCCCGCCGACCGGATGTTGCCGAGCGCGGTCATGCCCTCACCGACGTTGGCTGCTTGTCCAGCCGCGGCTGCCTGCCCGATGCCCGTCAGATAACGATACGGGTCCATGCGCGTCTCGCGCTCAGTCAGATACCGCTGGAAAGCGTTCTGGTATTCCTGGCTGGCTGCATCCTGCCCGAACCGGGTGATGTCCTTGAGCGTTCCGCCTGACTGTAGCAGTCCTCGTGCCGACGCAGACCGCTCCAGAGCCTTGAGGCCCTCGGACATGCGGAACTGGTAGCCGGGATCGGCTTGGAACTGGTCCATGCTGAACGACTGATACGGCGCAAGGTTTTGATACTGCGTCATGGCGTTTTTACCCGCCTCAACGTAAGGCCGCGCAAGTTCCATCTGCGCTTCAAGGGCTTGTTTCTGGGCTTTGGTCTGTGCCTTGGAGGCATCTTTGACCGCCTTGGCTTGCGACCTGCCGCCGATTATGGACGCACCTGCGCCGAGCGCGGCAGCGCCCAGAATGGCCGTGCCAGTAGCTATTGCCATGCCAGTAGCTATTGCCATGACTGAACCCCTTTCATGTAGGTGTGCTCCATGGGCTGAAATCCAGCACGCTTGTAAAATCTATCCATCTTGCCCACGCGGCTGTCTGCCAATGCAATCATAAACACGGCACTTGCGCCATTATCTTTAGCCCAAAACTGCACGTTCTGGAAGAGCTTTTCGCCCGCGCCACTGCCGCGCGCTTCTGGGTTTAGCCACCAGAACAGTTCTTGCGCAACTTCATACGCCGGGTTGAAATAAAGCGGGTACAAAAGCGCCCCGGCAATGCCGACGGGTGCGCCGTCCAGCAGTGCCAGCCAGATGCCAGCACGGGGGTTCATCATCATTTCGCGCAGCGTGACCGCCATGCCGTCACGGTCGAAAGGCGCTACGCTGGAGATGGGCGACGCCGCATGAAACCGTGCCGTCATGTCAAGACATGACTGCAAGTCGGTGGCCACGACGCGGCGAACCTCAACCATTACGTCACCTCGCGCCCCGAGACGCGGATGTTGATGGCTGACGCCGTTCCAGCGATGGTCGAGATGAACCCGCTGATGGCCAGCACATGCCCGACCAGTTCGGGAAAAGTGTACGTTTCGGACGGCTGCAATGTCTTGGTCTTGACGATCAAGTTGCTATTGCCTGCCGTATCAGCCGCTGTCACCAAGTTGACGCTGATTGTCGCCGCCGCCGCCGAATAGTTGGTCGCCGTGAACTTGTCGATGATAGCTGTAACCCCTACCGCCGTGTACTGCGTGGTCTGGGTGTTTTCGGCTGTTTTGGCCGGGACAAGAACTTTAACCGTTACGGTCATGTTGCACCTCTGGAACTGATGTTGTCGGTAACCGTCAGTATGATTGACGGAATGGCAGGATGGACAGCGGTCGCTGGGTCACTAAACAACGACGCCGCCGTATCGGACACTTCCCACATAAGCTCAAAATAATCGCCTGCGTTCATGTCAAGCAAGAAGTTCCACGCTGCGACCGCTTCGGCGTTGTTGCCTTGGAGACGCAACGTCGTGGCTGAATTTGCCACATCCGTACCGTTCTTGCGCAGCCAAACCCAGACGTTATGCGTGCCGCCCGCTGTGTTAACAAACTGTGCTGAGAACTGGATGTTGTAGACGTTGTGCGTGTCCACGTACACCCGCGACGTTGGCGTCCCGATATACACGCCTTGGGTAATGTCGGTCGAGTTGAACGTCATGGCGTAAGCAGTGTTGATTGCCGCTGCTGTCTGGTCGGTCGTGTCGTAGAACGATCCATACCGCAGTCGAGGCAACTGCGGCGTGTAGGCGGGGGCTACTTCCAGCGCCTGAATGCTGGATTGCAGATGGGTTGGGTCAAACGCCGCCTGCTGCGACGCTTCCAGCGCCTGAATGCTGGATTGCAGATTGGTTGGATCAAACGCCGCCTGCTGCGACGCTTCCAGCGCCTGCAACGCCGTGAGGATCGGCCCCAGATCGGACGGCAGGATACCTGACGAGATCTGCGCTGCCGACAGAATAGCGTTAGGATCTATTGCTTCGGCGGGTGGTCCTTTTTGGACGTCATCTAAAGAAACAAGGCTGTTGCCCGTCTGGTTAAACAGGCTGAGTAAGAACAAGTACCATTCGCGCGCAATCAGCCCAGTTTCCGGGTTTGTCAGCGGCACGCGCGGCGGGGTAATATTGGTGTTGTTAGGCATTGGTGCCGCTTATCTGCAACTCGGCACCCATAATAGCAATCTTGACTGGGTCGGTGCCGCTAACCTCGTACACGCGGTCGCGGATTTTTTCAGTCATGCCAAGGCGGCGCCAAATCGTGCGGTAGCCGTACTGGCCGATCTTGCCCATTGAACGCCAGTGCTCGTTCGACCAAGTATGGCCGCCGTCGTCAGACCAACGCAGCATGACTTCTGGATCGTATCCTGGCGCGGCAGTATACGCAGTTGTCGTCAAGTACATCGGCGGAACAAACGGAATAGGATAGTCTGGCGTATCGACTAAGGTTTCAAATTCGTCGCCAGCTTCCGTAGTGAGCGTATCTCCGCTTTCCGTCACAATGTCGTTTTGTACATATTCAGCAATAAGAAGGTCGCCGTTCTCCGCGGCCAGATCTTCGGCGTCATACGCCGGGTATTGTTCCAACCCGACGCCCGTTTCGCAATCAAGCTGCAATGCGTGCTGCGCCGTGCGTCGCAACGTGTTTTCGCCAGTTGGCAGCGCCCGCCACGACCGCAGCCAACGCTGCGTTCCGCCGTTATAGGCGTATGTGTTTTGGTCAACAGTGTAGATATTGCCGTTTTCATAGTCGCCCAGCAGGTTTTTGCCGTTGAAAAAAACCTGCGTTTGTCCGAGATACCGCGTCCAGCTATCATCCCAACCCGCACGTTCATGCCATGCGCCGGTCGCGGCGTCATAAACCCATGTCTTTCCAACAGACGGAAACACAAGCACATAGAATGAATGGCCATCCTGCTGGTATGTGTACCCGATGGCGTTCGACAGATCGCCATACTGTTGAATTTGCCATTCGACAGCGTGCGTAGAAACGCGCTGACCTTGGTAACCATTGGCCACATAGACAATGCCTTGGCCGCGCGGATCTTTACCCAACCAGTAAATTTGGTTGTTCATCTTGGCAACGCTGTAGCGCGCAGCGCAGCCCAGTTCGTTAAACGCACCTTGAATGCGGGCCAACGGAAAGTCTGGCAACCCGGCGTTATACCAGACTTCGGTCGAGCTGTTGCCAAACAACCAGACTTCGCGATGGTCTACAATCATGCTGACGATGTTGTCAGGATCGCCTTCAGCACTAGCAAAATCCAACGGGTCAATGCTGGTGCCGTCCAATAAGGCGGTCACCCACATACGCTGGCTGTTTGGCTGAATGAAAACAAAGTAGCCGTCAAGATAGTCAACGACCGAAGCACCAGGGAAGTCCTGATCGGCGATCTGCCCAAAGACGCCGGTAAGGGTGTTGTAGATGTAACCCTTTGGGCTGGCCGCAATCATGATCTGCGTGCCGTTATCGGCCATGCTGACCAGCCCCGTGCCATCAACAGTGCCTTTGGCTGTTGCAACCCAAGCACTGTTCACTTGGTAGAAGGTATTTGCCGACACGACATAAAGATAGCCGTTGTGCTCCCAAAGCCCACGAATTGGGCCGCTGCCGACAACAGTTTGCAGCACCAAGCCGGGGCACCGTTGAAGAAACGCAGGTTGTTTACCGCCTTCCGGCACAACTTCAGGAAACAAGTTCACCATACGACTATCCGCAGCGTTTACGCTGCGGGCCGTGTACGCTGAACCAAGGATCGGCGTCTGCATTGGTTAAGCCACCGTCGCGCCGCGCACGCCGACAACGGCCCAGCCCTGCGTGAAATACTGCAGAGTGACGCTATCGCCAACATTGGTGAAGGTAATGGTGCTGTATCCTACTCGCGTTGTGGGGGTTAAAACGCCCGTATCGGCGCCAGCCGCTTCCGCCACATACGCAACGGTTTTAATCTGGCCAGCCGTACCGTTAGCCAGCGTAAGCGCGTTACCGGTCGCTGTCGAGGTAAACGCAGTGCTGAAACTGACAACATCGACCGCTCCCGCGCCCGACAACGACTGCACGTTTCCAATTACCACGCCGTTGATTGTCTGCGCGCCAGTAAACGTCTGCGCAGCGTCAGTGCGCGCGATAGACGCGCTGGTGGTCGGGAACGTCATTGTCGTTCCGTCGGTACCCGCAAACGTAAACGTATTGCTGATGGTAGCCGTTTTTCCATCCGCAATAGTCAGCGTAGCACTAGTCGCCGGTGCCGTGATGGCCACTTTGTTGATGGACGTCGCCGTTGCGACCCCCAGCGCAGGTGCGACCAACACGGGGCCAGCGGATAGCACAACAGACCCGGTTCCAGTAGAAGACGTTACGCCAGTACCGCCACGGGCTACGGATAGTGTGCCGGTCGTTCCCGCAACAATGGGTAGGCCGGTGCAGTTTGTAAGCGTGCCGGACGCAGGAGTTCCCAGCGCAGGAGCAACAAACGTCGCACTGGTAAAGAGCAGCGCGTTGGTCAGCTTTTTGGTGATGCCGCCTTGAACGATAGGGATTTCATCCGCAGCAGTGGCTGTAACAGCGGCAGGAAGTTGAGAAATAGCAACAGTGGTCATAATTTACCTCAGTAATTTCCTGCAAAAATGTTGAACCGCTGGCGGGTTGCGACGATGCTGTAGGGCATCGACATGATGTCGTCGGGGTTGTTGATGCGCTTCAAGTTGCGCTTTGAAGTCATGGCGATGCGCTGCACCTGCCGCGATGGCTCAACGCCAAACTCAGGCGCCAGTTCACAAGCCAGATTGTAACGGAAGCAGCGCAGGTAACCTGGCGGAAACGCAAGGTCGGTCGCCAGATTGGCAGGCTGGGTCAGTTCCTCAACCGAAACAATGTGGAACTCCAGCACCTTGGTCGGCACCGGGTAGACGTACATCTCAACGTCGGGGTAGGTCATGTTGACCCACATCACCTGCGGGTAAGTGCTGGTGACGGTCTTGACGGCGATGCCGTTGTACTGCTGCTGATTGATCAGCTTGAGCCCATAGGAAATACCACTAGCCGGATCGCGGAAATATGTGCTGTCGTCGATGGCGATAGGCCGGTTAGCGACAATATCGCCGGTCGGCCCGAACGTGCGCGACCGTTGACCCGGTGGCCAAGTAACGACCTGATCCTGAGTAGAGAACACGGCGAGGCGCTCGGTGTTCCACGACTGGATCATCTGGTTCATGGCGGCAAGCGCGTCCTGCGCCGTCTCGGAAGACGACGTTTCGCCTTCGGCCAACTGACCGATAAGCCGCAAGGATCCGTTTATGATGTCGCCAGCCGTCGTCATGTCATTCGTCCTGCGTTAGGCGGGGTCGCCCGCGGCGCCGGGGTTCAAGCATGACATTACTCGGTTCCGGCGTATCATTCAACTGTTCGTCCGGGTCAAACCGCACCCAACCGTGACTTTCGTCATACTGCGCTTCCATCTCCATGGTGGCAATCTTGACGCCGTGCTTGAAGTGACGAAGATAAATCATGTTCCCTCCAGAAGAAGCGGGCGGCCGGAGCCGCCCGCAAGGTTACGAAGCCACCAGCGGAATGGAGAACCAGTCCGTAGTGTCATAAGCGACAAAAAAGCACGCCGTTTTGGCGGCCATGCTAAACGCAGTAGACCCGGCGACGCCGTTAATTTGGGCGGAACCCGGAGCGTACACTTTGAGCGCGGCGTTAGCTGTGTCGTCGTTCTTGATGGCGATAACGCGACCAGCCGTAGGGGCCGGAAGGACGACACCCTTGGTGGCGTCAGCGGCAGTGACCCAACTGAATGACGCCGTCAGAGCCGTTGCATCAGCGCGGGTAGAACCGGCTGCGGCGGGCTTGGCGACATCAAGGTTGAGCGAGGACACAACCGCGCCAGAGAGAGTGCCGCCGGAAATGGCGGCGCCAGTGATCGTGGTGCCCGAAACCAGTTCGGGATCGGCGTAAGCAACGCCCACAGGCTTTGTATTCGGCATAGTAGTCTCCTTGATGAGTTAAGGCCCCCGCCGAAGCGGGGGCCTTGTTGCTTAGGCAATACGATAAATCGTAAATGCCGCGTCGCCCGTCTTGCGGAAACGGAAGATGCCGGACGTATTGCTGGTCGCGGTCAGAGAGTCCTGAATGACCGCATTACCGACAAGGGTGTTGCCCGTGCCAGCACCAAACGTCACGTCGTTGGCTGCGTCGTCGCCGATATTGATGAACGCGCAATCAAAGGTCGAACCAACCTTCATGCTGGGGAACGCC